ATCGATACTACCGAGTTCAAGCTCTTTCGCTTCGTCAGCAGGTGCCGGGGCTGCGGTTTCGACAGGCGCAGGAGCGCTCGCGGTCTGTTCGACCGATGTTTCAGTACTCATTTAATTACCTCTGTTGTTGCGCGGGTTGCGAGGAAGACGCCGTATTGGCGAGGAAATCTTGAAGTAATTTCACTTGATCAGTCTTGATACCTTCCAGTGTTTCGGCGGTCTTAGCCTGATTCAATTGTGTTTTGGATTTGCGCTCTTCTATCTCAGATAGAACCTGTTGGACCTGAATAGCCATGGCTTGCTGTTGCTGCTGCTGGGCTTGTTGTGCTGCTTGGTCCATTTGGGCTTTCTTCTCGGGGTCTTTTTCTTCCACGAGGCCAGGGGGTAATAGCCTCGATAGCCGAGAAGCCAGTTCATCAGCGTAAGGAACATCTAGATTCTTGGCTATTATGTCGCCCGCTACCTGCATTATTCTTGGGTCTGATTGCGCCCACTGCATCAGAAGATCGACAGTTTGTGAACGCCTTGTCTTGTAGCTTGGCCCTACTGATATTCGAACGTCATATTTACCACGGGTCAGATCGTGTTCAATCTGCTTACCGTCTGCGTTCGTGTAGGGCTTGTTGATCGTTACAGAGTCTTCCTGGCCGTCTTCACCCATGATCCTAACAACTCTCATGGTGTCGTAGAAAAACGGGATCATGTCTACCAAGACTCTTCCGGTATGCTCGATTGCTGCGGCGAGATTGAACATGTAGACGCTGTTCGTGGTGACGCCGGACTGTTGTTCGATCAGTTTAGCCTTTCCACTGACCGCGTTTGATTCTTGACCGAATGACGCCTCATGTACGCCCATGGAGCTTTTAATGTCACCCTCTGCTATCTGGGCTCGCTGAATCCATCCACTCGACGCAACAGGGGGTTGTGAGCGTTCGGGGCGCATGCCTGGAGCAGCCGGGTCTGGAGTGTACGCAAGAAACGGCAAGGTGTCCTTATTCGCTCGATACCAAAGATGTTTCCACTTGGCAAACATCTTGCCCGTTCCAATGAACGGGGCTTTCGGCTGTAACGCCATCTGTTCAACATCAGCCGATGCTGAATAGTTGTACAGCCGTTGAGGGTCTTTAGCGGGGCGAACCAGACCACGGATAATCTCGTCACCCTCGATATTCTCTACTACCCCATAAACAGGGATGACAGGGAAATATTGGTATGGCAACTCGTGGTGATCGAATGCGGTGTTACCTGTTACCTTCCAGTAGTGGATGACATACGAGTCAACTACTCGTTCCTTGACGATCATCAGGCCGTACTGATCCATCAAAGTCTGGTCTTCGTCGGTCAGTTCATCCTTGGCTACCGTGTGGCCGTTCGACAGAAGACAAATCGTGCGTTTCTTGGGTACCTTTTCGTAGTACTCGCAAAAGATAACGTCTTCGTCTGATACCCAATCTCCAAAGCCTTCGCCGGTGAACAGCTCGTCAACTTCGGAAGCGTCAACCTCTGGGAACTCTGCTTTAAAGTCATCCTTGTTCTGCTGTACTAAACCAACGACAGCACGGCCATCGTGCTTGGTTTTCTCAATGGCTCTCGGATCGAACCACCAGTTCAAGGGGTTCTTCACCCGCTGAACATATAAATCCTGTTCAAAGGCGTCATGGGTGGCAAATTCGTTTACCACCCTCCACACACCAAATCCGCACTTAACCTGAAACTCAGCAGCACTCAAATAAACGTCTGTCGCGTTACTGGTTTGCTCGATGGTGTTGATAAGCCCGCCAAACACCTTGGCTGTTTCAATGTCGGCTTCATCGTCAACCGGCATCACGCGGATGGAGGGGCGATTGTCCCGCATATCGCCAATGACAGCGCCTAAACCCTGATTCACTTTGTCCAGGGTGAGCATCAAGCGCCCGTTACGCTCCTTTGCTATCTCCTCTGGCCACTGCTTAAGCGCCGCGAACCAAAGATCATCAATCATCGCCTTGCGGTTTTCGGAGTCGGCTTCATAAGCTTCTTTGCGAAACTTCTTGCACCTCTCAACAACAGCTTCGATTTCCTCATCCTTCACCTTCGGCTGCTCGGGCTTAGTTCTTGCCATTACAGGCCGACTCCAGAGGGGATATCAAAGTCCATGTCTTCAGTCTCAGGGTTATAACCTTGCGCAAATTGCATGAATGCATCAGCTCCGTTACTCGCCCAATCGTGGTGCGGTTTCAATCTATAGGAATCTTTGTCTTCATCGAAGATGAAGCGGTAATTCGAAAGGGTTTCGATACCCCGATCACATCTGGTCTTATCAAACCAGCATTTCCCGAACACCTTCCGGGCTGCCTCAATCCCTTCCATTTTGTCGGGGATGCGCGGGATAACTTCAATTGGCCTGACGCCGGACTGCTCGAACTGCTGCTTTCGGGTGGTCTTCATGCCCAGCAACTGAACATCCACGTCGTGCGGCATGTAGTGAGTGCCGTAGAGGTAGCCTTTGTCCTTGATTACCCTGGCGTAGTAATCAATGTCTTTAAGACGGTTCTCGTGGTAGTCAATAAAGCGGTGTTCCATGCCTACCTGCTGCATGAACCATATTGCGGTGTGATCGTTCTTACCCAAGTCCCAAAAGGTGTGGACTTCGCAAGATGACTCAATCGGGATATTGAGTATCCGGCCTTCCTGTTTGGCCTTGGTGATCTGTTCACCGAAGATAGCGCCGTCTGCAAGGGTTCTTAATTCCCCTTCCCAAATGTGTAAATACTTCTCGTAATCGACCTTCTCAAGGTAGTTCTTTTCCGCCAACAGCTCGGCTGACAGGAAAGGATTGTCTCTCCACGTCGCCTTAACAACTAAAGCGTCAGGAGGAGGATTGACTACGAAACGCTGATACGTGGGGTCGAACTTAAATCCGGTGTTGAAGCTAACCCAAATCTCAGAGCCTGGCTTTCGTATCGTTGGGACAAGAACATCCCATGACTCATCAGTGACCTTATTGGCCTCTTCAACCCAACAGATATCAACGCCTTCGTAGGATTTGATCTTCTCTGGGTCGTGTTTCAGGCCCTCGAAAATGAACTCAGTCCCGTTAGCGCCCTTAATCTCAGTATTGAATACTGCGTAATTGGCGCTTAACCCAAGCTCTACAATCTGGTCTTTAAGCAGGCGGTGTACTGAGTCGCGTATGGACTTCTGGACTTCACGGGTACACAGGACGCGGATGGTCTTCTGTGCGCCAAGGATTAATAGGGCTCGGGCAAAATTCCAGCTCTTGGCCGCTCCTCTACCGCCGTAGTAAACCTTGTATCGATTGGGGGTGAATAACGGCTTGAACTTCGCCGGGATCTTAACCTTCATCCGGCCCGTTAACGAACTCGACTACCATGCTGGTTTTGAGCGGTCGGTCAGGATTGCCCGAATGCTCAAGCTCTTGCTTATCTGACCACCCGAAGTTCTTCAGGCCAAAGATTGCCCCAGATGGACTAGAGGATGTTCTGAGCTGCATTTCGTACTCGTTCTCGATTTTTAGCCTCGCCCTTTTTACTGTGTAAGAAAAATCTCCATTCTTCTCGTAGTCATAGAGCGATTGGCGGGACTCAAAGCCAAGATGTAGGGCTAAGCCTGTCATGGTTGCGACAGGCACATCAAACTCACCAATCTTCTTGGTTGGCAGGTTGTTGAAGTACTGGTCTATTTGTTCCTGCATTTGCTCTACTGAGGCAAACTTGGCAGGGCGGCCTAGTTCGGCCATCAGTTACAAAGCCTCCGATACTCCGAATCTACTACCTTAATAATCAACTTCTTTTCCTTGGTGAATCCTGCGGCTGTGACAATGCGGTTGCTCAAAACGTACTTGCCGCCGTGGTAGCCGCTTGAGATAGTGGCGCTTGCGGTGGTGGTTGTGTTGGCTTCGCTTGCCACGGTAATTCCGCTGATGGTTGTGGAGTCATTGGAATACCAGTCGCTTGAGGATATGGTGTCACCCTTCAGCCAGTTGGCCCAGTTGATTGTGTACTTCTCGGCCTCATTCGGATCCTTAACCCAGATCTTGTCTGGCTCGTGGTAGGTGATAATGTTTTCAGCGGCCATTAAGCGAGCCTATATTGATTAGGTCTGCGAATAGTAATCTTGCCGCTAGTTTCAGCGGCGCTAACAAAAGATGAATTCATCGCGCTAATGAACACCATATTTTCGTGTGCAATTCTTAAAGCTTCTCTAGCAATCATGTTTATGGAGAGTAGAGAATTGCCCGGCCTGACTGCTTCAAGAGTAACGCGGCCTAATCCTGTAGAAACAGCGGTAGCGAGAACAGCAGCTCGCAAGCCAAGAGTTAAAAACCCGCGTCTGTTCATCAACACCTCTTCCCCTTCCCGCGTTTCTTCTTCGCTATCATGGGGTCAGGGTAGAATTTGACGGTGTCCACTTTCCTGCCTTCTCTTGCCGGGACTTCACTGAAGTTACCTATGCGATACTGTTTCACTTCCTCTCCCCTCTATCCTGCAATACAGCCACCGCTTCGGATAACCGGTTTACAGAGTCGTTGATTCTTACCTGTTGCTCGGTGATGCGTTCTAAGGCTGTCATGCGAACATCAAGGGTTTCCATCTTGGCGTACCCAACTACCGAAGCGGTTACTAAGGCAATTGTGGCGGTGAGCAGTATCGCCCCTACATAATCATTCAGAGCTTTAACTGACATGAGTGGTTGTACCATCGACTTTAATAGTGATGCCTTGTGGGGGTTGGGTTAATACAATCACTTGCCTGACTCCTGTTAACGCAGGGGTGGGGTAAATGGACTGGGGCCGGTGCTTCAACACTGGCTTCAGTCCGCTGGGATGCTATAATTTGGTTATGAAACCGCGATGCAGATATTCTTGGCAATCTGGCTGGTGGACTTACCAGAATGGTCGCCTCACCATTACTTACATTCTTGAGAATGGCAAACCAAGAGAATTTGCATATACCCTCGATCTGGTGTCCTAACCTCAGCTTCCGTGTTCAAACTCCAATCCATCGCCAAATACGATAGACCGGAAGGGGTGGAATTCTCGGTTCCCTGCCCGGCTAAAGTAGCTCGGGATCGTGGGGCGTTATCGGCTCTCTTCGGTCCCGAAGTCCAGATCGACCGAAAGAAATACAAGATTGTCGATTTCTGCGCTTATCGTGGCACTGCCCCTATCAAGGCTGGAGAGACCATTGGTATCCTTGTCAAGACGAACCAATAGCAAGAGCCAGTTTTTCTAGCTCAAGCCTAGACATATCGATTCTAGCTTGAGTCTCACTCACCCTTACCCGGTGATCCAGCCAACTACTCCAAGCTGAGTTGGCGCAAAAGATTAAAATAAGAATTATCAGAAGTAAGTTCATCATAGTTCTACCCTCATCTGCTCCGATTAAGCAGGGGGAGAGTATTGGGGTTTTGGTTACAAATCTTCCCAGTTGACGATCACATACAGGACAAAGGCAAAGCCGCCAAAAAATAGGAGGCCAACACCAAACAACTGAAGCCATTGAATAAGCATGGGCTAGCCTTTAATGGGTGGTTGATAGGGGCAATCATCTAACTCAAATTCATCATTCATACCCATTCCTCTTATTACACTCCTCAAGGGCTCGGTGCTGCTCAATCGCAATAACAACCAATCCCGTTACAGTCTCATCAGTCGTTGAGGGTATTTCGCACTTAACGGCGGAAGATACCGGATTCACGGAGCACGCTGATATGAACATCAGGGAGCTGGCAATCAACAATAACTTCACGGACTTTCTGAATGCGGTCACGGTATACGATCCTGTCTTTCTGGATTTCAGGTTCAACACGGGCTAGTAACGCCTGCCTTTCTTCGTGCCATTGGCGAACAAGCTCGTTCTCTCTTGCGTCGCCCCCGGCATCGTATAAGGCAACGAGGCCAGCGATAAGGCCAGATAGCAGAAGCAGAATGCCCAGGGCTTTAACATACATGGTGAATTCTCGTTAATTTAACGAGATTATTTCCTGAGCGGGATTACGGCTGGCCAGTTTGAGCCAACAGCCAGGGAAAATGTTTCTTCAGGAAGTTTCGGGTCCCACCCTGACGAATGATGCAGATTGCAATGCGCGCATCTGCGACTCGACATGGAAACGAACTTCTGGTCTTCCCATGCGCTCCATTGGTGACCAACAAGTAAGCATTTTATGGTCTTAAAATAATAAATGAACTTATTCATTCACTCTCCTTAAAATACTTGCTCGTCCGTTTCTTTGCCAACCAGCTTGCCGCCACCGGATTCGTATGGTCTGGCCGCCTTCCTGAGCTGAGCCCTGACAGTCTCGAATGCTTCCTCAACATCGCGCTCAGCTCTTTCTTTAATTTCAGCTCTTTTTCTGAGGTCTTTCGCAGTAGCCATTAAAACTCCTATTCAGTATCCGCCGCCCGGCCTCTGCAATGTCATAGAATAGGGTGAGGACATACCAGATGGGCTGGGCGGCAGAATGGGGTTATCAGTTACTCGGTGAACCGGAGGCGCATTTCCGCAGATCGTACTTTGCCACGGTAGCGCCGGTATCGTTCATCACATAAACAAGCGCATCCTGTACCAAGCAGTCATTATGCGGGTCACCGGCCTCGCCGGTTGGTCGCTGAATAGCGATACCAATATCAGACGCGCGAACCAAAACTGCCGAAAAGATGCTTTGCTCGTTTGAGCTGGTCGTTACATTTACAGTCAACATACTACTTCTCCTTCTGGGCTAAAGATTCAATCTCTTGGCACCTCGCTCGGCCTGTCCATTGCTTCGTTCTCTCCGTCCGACTTTCCGCTCACATAGCGGTTAAATCTCGGAACTAGCTTGTCGAATGTCCAGCGCCACACTAAGGGGCTGGTAAATCCAATGAACAGGCATGCAAGCAGCCAGAAGACGCCAACAACAAGCTTTTCTTCAGCGGTAAGATTGTCAGCTAGCAGGAAGAACGATCCACAGAGGAGCATCGTTCCGGCTCCGGAGTACAAGGCACAGCGGTAAATCTTCCGCTTTACGTTCTCATGCTTCCATGAAGTACGGTTAAAGTAGAGCCGCTTGTAAGCCTCTGTAGCTGCCCAGGATATGCCGTAGGACAGGAAGACGAAAAGCAGCACCAGAGCAGCCAGTAACAGGAAGTCGTCTGTAATCAAGTTCTGGTAACGCAGGATGCAGGCTACAACTAAAGTTGTCAGAGCCCCGCCTATGCCTAGGGTTTTGGTGTTCAACCAAACAACTCCCGCAGAGCCTCATACCCAAGGTCGCATAGCAGGTCAAACCAATACTTCACAACCCATACCCCGCGCATTCTCCCCTGACTTCGGTTTCGCCGTCATCCATTGTTACTGATCCGCTTTTCAGGCCGTGTTCGCAATTCTCTGCAATCTCATCAATGAGCCTGGCTTCAGCGGATTTGCCGCCGGTCAGCGCGCAACTGGTACACCCTGTAACCATCAGGGCAAACAAGCCCCAGATAATGTATCGGAATGGAATCTCAAATTTAGGTACTGTGAACATACGGCCTCCTCGCGTCTTCAACCGCGTGTGCCTTACTCAACTTTCCGGAATTTCCGGATAGTTCAAGCGACGTCCTCAATCGTGATTTCTACATCGTCCTCAGCAAGGATCTGATTCGCCACCAGCGTGTACAGGCTCTTGTAGGCCGCCACTGAATCGCCCTGAAAGCCGGTGTCATAGTTGACCGAATTCCCCACCAAAATACAGCCCTCGCTGTGTTCGTGAGTATTCCCCAGGTGAATGTAGATGTATTCAAACCCGGGTACGTTTTGTAGCCAGAGCATGCCTTTGTGAATATCAGGGAATTTCTGGGCGTACTTCTGGGTTAACGTGCCTTCTTTCCTAAGTTTGATCTTGTACGTGCCTGCGGGTATTCGGGTATGGCCCTTAACCTTCACGTCCTTATGCCCGTCTTCCATCGTTGCGCACTGGAACTGCGGAGGGTGGACGTCTGCCCGGATCATTGCACCTGCCGTCCACTTCTGACGGGTACAGACTCTAAGCATGTGAAGACGCATGGAACCTCATCGGGAATGACAAAAGCCGCGAAGGTTGCCCATTGTTAAGAGGGGTCGCGGCTGGTGGAATGTGTGGAAGTAGCTGAGTGACAACGCGCACAGCTTACGACAAGTATAGGTAAAACTGTGTGCAAAGCAACCCGCTAATAGGCAATCAAGAAATATTTGTATCTTTGTACGCATCATAAAACCGCATTGCCTTTGCCAGTCGATAAAAGAACGCTTCCCGAGTGAGCTGTAACCTGCGGTATCTAAACCTGGGTTCGCAGTCCATCACGTACTGCATAAACAGGGTGGAAAACAATTCCTCCGGCATGAACACCAGAATCTTCCGGGTTTGCTCGATGCGATGGTCGGTTATAGCTTCATTCGGGCTGGTGTAGGCGCTGCGTATCCACGCGCCATACTCCACCATATTGCCCAAAATGCACCCTGGATCTGAATGCAGGTATATCCGGTTGCGGATGTAGCGACCCCACCGCCTCAAATCCTGCTTTGCCTCACCCGAGACTGTATCGGTCGAGTACTTGTAACGTGATCGCGGGCTCTCCGTTCTTAAATTCAACATCGGCTATTACCTCTACAGTTCTAAATTTATGTTGGTTCTCACAGATGCGGCGGCGGATTATTTCCGCCTCGTAATGGCGGGTTTCGTAAACGTGCAATATGGTGGACCCGCAAGTAGGGCAATTCATTATTCAATGCTCCACGTGAAACCTTTGTTAACTATTCTGCAGTTCATTAATCAGCCTGTAGACTTCGGTTTTAATTACTTCACGAGTTACGCCGATATCAGCCAACATTTCTTTTGTTGGCGGCTTCCTCCCGTTTGCTATTGCGGAAATCATCGCGTCAGAGCAACCGTAGAACTCTGCAGCAAGCTTTTGCCGCTTGAACCTTCTCCTGACATGCAGAAAGAAATATTCGGCAAATTGTTCACGCGTTAACTCGGTCACCCTTGAATCTCCAGCCCCTTAAGGCGTTGTTTGTACCCTTCAATCTTTTCTTCCAGTGCCAAACGGTCGTATTTGATGGTCATTCGAGAGTCGGCCAATTTGCTCTGCCACCACGGAAACCCGTTTTCTTCGATTAGCTTGGTAACAAATACCTGGTAGTTGCCGCGCAGGAATACATTGCAACCGACACAACACGGCCTGATTATTTCTTCATCAAACAGGACCGAATTGTGTCTGCCGCCAATAGCGTGAGAGGCTTGAGCCTCGGCATACTGCAATACCTTCGAACACGTATAGCAAAAACAAATGCCAGCATGCTTCGTGGCTTCCCGCCTAATACACTGACTCAACAAGCACCACGCCTGTTTCTTGAGCTGACTCAATGTCTTCTTCCGCTTACCGCTTCGGGGTTTGGTTTTCAGCACGGGTTCTCTGCCCTCAGTGCTGGCAACTCGCTCAGAGCAAACCCGATGTTCTGTACTTTCCCGTGCGCATCAACATAATCAGCAGACAGCCTAGGGTATACGCCACACCCCGGCCAAACTTGATAATGACCAGTGGCAATCATGTTTACGCCCAAATAGTTAAACCTGCTGCCTATTGGAAATAGTTCCACAAAAGGATTCTCCGGCTCTGGTCGTGCTTGTTTTTTCTTAAAAGGCCACATACTCACCCCTTCCTCGCTTCGTCGGCTAAAATTTGTGAAAGCATGTAGTGGAGGTCTGATGCTTCCGTAATGTGAAAACAGATCTCCTTTGGGATGACAGAATCGCCTTCCCGACTTATATGGAACGTATCAGAATCAACCCTAACTACTCGCACACGGTTAATTTTTTTATCGAACTCGAACATCACCAATTCCCTCCCGGCGGTAGCAAATATTCAAACGGGACCTTCAGTGTATCTATCAAGAACGGTTCCAATTTCTCATCAAATAACTTGAAGTTCTTTTTGCTCAACTTTCGACTTTCAATGTCCACCCTCACAACCTCGTCACCCATCGTTACAGCCTTCTCGCCAAGAATCTTGCGCTTGCAATAAATATGTAAGGCGGTGCTGTCGCCCGTCCAAATCCCTGCGTTCTGCAAGTACTGGCAGGCTCCGTTAATCAAAGCCCAATGCCGCTTGTTCTGCTCGATGGTCCGCTGGTCGCCGACCTCTATCTCCACCCGCAAAGGCTTGTCTGATTCCAAAATCTGCTCGACTAGGGCGGATTTCTGGCGGTGGTTTGTGACGAAGTGGATGGTCATTGCCCGCAAATCTCTCCGATCTTGCCCAAAAGCTCAGCGGCCAATCTTTGGGCATTGCTCTTAGTTTCATCAGTAATCGCCGGCTCAAAATCAACTTCGATGTGTACGTTGTGAGGATTTTCCGGTGACGGGTCATCTTCAATAATTATTGTCGCTTTCATCTCTTCCTCCTGCCTATCTTGTTGCAAATGCGTCTATCAGTTTCTTGTGCCGCTCGGCACTTAACCGTGTCGGATGGTCGTAGTTGTTGGCTATCGATCCATCCGGGCAGATCACCTGATAAACTGTTTTCTTGTCCATTACCGTTTCCTTTAACGTGCAGAGTCCGTCTTTAACGCGGTGCCAGATCAAGTCCCGTCCATCCGCAAAATATGTGCTGCTGTTTTGGCTCTATGCCGCAAGTTCGAGTAGTCATATCGGCATTTCGTAGAGCAATGCTGTTGAAACCGATAAAACTTAGTGAATGGCCCGCCACACATTTTGCAGCGGCCAGCATCTACCGGCTCTCTGTTCCTGCGCCATAGTGGGCCTGGGCCGCTCATCGTTCTTTTCTGCTCAAGGCGTCTTCAGCGACCGCCCAGCCGTTCATGTCCCAGAGCTTCCCGGCGATCAGCACTGTCTGAAGTTCGGAATCTCCGGCTAGCCCCATCCAGTGGATACGGTTAGCGTAGAACTTCAAGGCTTCCTGAAGCCGTGAAATGTCAGCTTGGTGCGCGGCGGTGCGGGTATTCCATTGCGCAATGACCACATAATTCAGATCATCATGCGATAAGTCCCTGTGGTCAGGGTGGCATATGGAAACGTTAACCGTGCACTTTGTGCAATAAACCACACTTTGATTTTCAATCATGCCTGTCGATAGATTTCTGTACGCTTGACGCCCATCCAGTTCGGCTTTTCCGCCACAGAGAGGGCATGGCTTAAGTTCGGTCACAGGCTATACTCCTTCACGCGCTTTCCGCTTTTCAATTTCACCCACCGAGACTTAACGGGCCAGCCATAACGTCGCAGGTCAGTACATCTCTGAGATAACGCAAATACCCGCTTGTCTTTAAGGGCGGTCAGAACGGTAAACCGCTTGCCATCGAACATGTCTGAAAGCAGTTCATGGCACTGGCTCCCCTGTGCCGGGATAATCGCCTTCCTACGCTTTGCGGCGCTCATAATGCGGTCGTGGTTCATGGTTCATATACTCCTTGCTTGACTCGGTTAATCTTCCCCTCTACATCAAGATCCGAAAGCTTTACTAACAGGGTGTCGTGGTTACATTCACCATACTTTGCGATGTATTCAAACTCGATCTGCTCTACCGACATTTCGCGGTCAATGATTCTCCACAGCCTTCCGGCAATAGAGTCTCCAAGTTCCATGTTGCGTTTAAATACTGCGCTCATATGGCCTTACCTCTAAAAATGGCCGTCCTTGGCCGCGCTCAATTAGTTTTTCTGCACCGCCATATCAAGGCCGATATCTTTTGCTGCTTTCACGCTCAACAGATTAATCATTCGCTCGGCTGCGTTTTGGTCCCTACCGCCAGTCTCGCCGCCCATCTGCACTTGGGGCGTCCACGATCCCTTGTAATTAGAAATAGCAGTCCACTGGTCACGGTTCATTTCAACTAGTGCCGCCAGTTTCTTCTCCAAAGCGCCGTCAGCCTCCATAACCAAACGCTTGCGCTCGGCTTCACCTTCGCCTAACAAAATTTCTTTTCGCTTGGTCTGCTCTGCTGCCTTGGCTTCCAGTACAGCAACTTCGAGCTTCTGTTGCGCCTCAACTACTGCCTTAGCCTTTATGGTTTCCTGCTCCCATTTCGACTTTGCGGCGTCAGCCTTACCCTGCTCTTCTACCGTGATGGTGTCCTGCTGGGCTTTGCGAGCATTTGCTTGGGCGATCTGGACCTGCGTGGTCGCTTTCTGACGTTCGGATATCTGCTTCTCAACCGCATCGTCGTAGTCCAAATTTGTAATGGATATAGGCAGCAACCGGATATTGAACTCGTTCAAGACGCTGTCCTGTTGCCGTTTTGCGGCCCCGGCGTCGTCTTTCACGATTCGGGCAACACGCGCAACCGTCTCGGCTCCGGTGATCGGGTCCATAGACTTAATGGCTTCCGTGATCGTGACGTAAACACCGCTTTCGGCTTGGTCGTTGATATAATGGACCAGCTCTGCACGGCGCTCGCCTGATGACTCTGTCGATGACATAAGTGGGCCAGCCAGATAAACCGCGTTATCAATCATGCGGGCCACAGCTTGCTGTTCTACAGCTTCCGCTGAGCCATACTTTTTGTGAATTCTGATAACTGACTCAGTATCCAGCGGCATTTCCCAGTTCACGGCACCATAAAGCCAGCCTACGCCACCATCATTGAATTGCAGCTTCTTAGAGCTTGGCTCATCATTGAAAACGTACTCAGCCCGAAGTGGGTACTTCGTAACCTTCCCAAACATCTGCGGCTTCCACCCTGAGCTAGTGAATACATGCAGCTCACCATCAACAGCGTCTTGCAATACCATCAGCTCGTGGGCATCGACGTTCTCGTATAGCTTCCCAGAGAAAATTAGGACAAACAGCCCGATAACACAGGCCAAAATAAAACTTTTACTTAACATTCCTCTTACTCCTATCTTTTGGTTTTTCCGCTTTCTCGCCGACCTTTCTGAACATTGGGAACAATGGTGATTGGGTTGCTAGCGGAATAAGCACCTCAAACACCAAAGCCCAAACAAAAAACACCAAAAACATTAATTGCACAGTCCTTAGCAACCACATAAATCCTCCTATCTCAAGTTAACTACGTTGGTTTGGTTCACGCGCTCGATGAATTGCTCTTTGGTTTCATCGGGATGGCCTTTAAAGGGTTCCAGCTTCTTTTCCCTTGCAAGCCTGCAAGCTCTTTCCCATTGGCTCTCTGCTGGCGGCTTCAATCCAGCCCAATGCTTTGCAAGGGCTGAGGGCGTCAGGTCGAAACCTGGAAACTTCACGCGATACGCTTCACTGCGCCTCAAAATCTCTTCCGGTGTCGCGCCGACTTCTTTCAGCTCAATCGCCACTTTCGCAATCAAGCTCGCCAGCGTTCTCGTAATGTCTCCCCTCTCAAAGCCGCAACCCTGCGCGACTGCTTCAAAGTGTGGGTTTTGCTTCATATTTACCCCTCAAGTCTGTGTTTAGTTAAAGCTACGCCCTTGCTCCCGTAGAGAATGCAGGACCGGTCCATTCCGGCTTGCAGCTCCGAGAGACAAGTAAGCTCCCCTGGCTTGCGCCAGCGCTCAAATCCCTTGAGCGGTTTCGAATCCGGTTAAAAACCGGCTCTACGGTCCAGGTTGACGGGCGGTGGTCAGAGCCTGATTGGTCAAAATAAAAAATGCGCCTTGAGTTTTTTGGGCGGTCAGTTGTCATCCCCTCACCGCCGGCCATTTACTTGTACGGCCTGAAATTAAAAAGCGGGCAACTTGTAACCGGGCATTTTCGAATTTCGGTCATCCAGCCCGGATTGGCATTCGTGCCGACGCAATCGCAGCACTTGGCCGCAATCGCCATAACTTTGGAATGTGGATTTAGCTTGGCCTTGAGAATCGGATTGATGCCCGATTCATCCTGTATTTTTAGTAAGCGCTTTTTCTCGCGAGCCTTACCTAGCGCCTCTATGCGCTTTTGCTGTTTGTCTTCCTGACTGGCAATAACTGACTGTGAATTTTCTTGGATCATGTGTTTTCTCGTATCGTGAAAACCGTCGGTAAAAATTACATCGTATATGCGTGAAAAATCAGCCCTCGGATTTCAGGGCGGACTCCGCGTCGTAAACGTTATCCAAATTTTGGATAGCCTCTTCTTGGCGGCTTCGGTAGTTAGCTGAGCCCACATAGTGGATTCCATTAAGGCCAGCCTCATAAACCTTTTCCAGTTTTGCCTTAAGCTCTTTAAGCTCGGCATCCAACTCCGCACACCGGGCTTCGAGCACCGCGTAGTCTTCGTGGCGGACGTGGCTCCCGTCCTCAGCCTCCGCTTCATAAATATCGAAATATGTGTCGCAATTGAATTTGTAACGCTTAACCATTCTTTATCTCCTCAACAGTCTTCTTGTCGGCCATGGTTAACGTTCCGGCCTGTCGATCAATATGGTCATGGTGTCTTCCTGGCTGTCGCAGGGGATTGTGAAACACGCAAGATCTTCTTTCAGCCTCTGCTTGATGGCTTGGTAGAATTCACCGGCAGTTAAGTCACGGTACTCAATCAGGTCACCTATCCGCATATCCCAATCGATCTTCATTTCGTCGCCCACATGCTGTCAATAAACGTCCGCCGCACAGTCGATTCGGTTACGGGGTCTTTGATGATTGTCTTAAACCATTCCTGAAAGTCAGATTCAGCGGGTTGTTCGGGTGGTTGTTTCTTGCGAAGGTTTCGTTTTTTGCAATAAAAGATTTCGCCGTCAGACCACTCAACTCCGTAATCAGCTATAGAGGGTTCCCAGGTTATGTGGTGAACGGTGTCGATAACGCCCGCCTCTATGATCACGCCCTCCATGCCGTTCCGGTCTGGCTTTTTAATGAAGTTGCAGCCGATAACCACATCACCAATCTTGAAACTCATCTCATAACTCCTCTGTATAACGCCCGTGCCTTGTAAGTGCCGATACAAGGCAGGGCGGTTTGCGTGCTGTGCTGCCGGCTGCCTCTTTTGCCCGCCATTTTGGGTATGGGCTCGTCTGGCGAATCAGGCGACGAACTGCTTGCACAAACTTCACGCTAACTCATTTAACACTTCTTCCGTTTTCCACACTTCCTGTAATGCGCGGAAGCTTGTTGGCTCTGAACCACGATTTTGTCCATCACGATCATGGCGTTATATCGGGCCTCTTCTTGTTTGTGCTTGGCGGTTTGCATGTTGGCCATAGCTACCACTACTTCAGAGTCCGATTCGTAAATGGATGAACTCAGAACAGCCCAGCCTGCGTATGCGATAGAGGCTGCGAGAGATAGGCCGACGATCAAGAAACAAAGGCAGGCGGAGAGCCATTGGTGGAATTTGAGTTCGAGTGTGGGGGTCATGACCGGGGCTCCGGCATCCGGGGCTCAAATGTAGACTCATGGCCCCAGCGGATCTGCCAATACAACTTCTTTACGCCTTTAACGAACCGAAATGTTCTTGGGTATATGCCAACGTAATCATGTTTGTATTTTTCACACACTTGCTTAAATGTGAGCCCGTTATTCATTCACATCTCCCCAACACGCCGTTGTCGTTGAACTTGTTCCAGTACTGACACTGCTCCTCCTTCGTCCACGGCTCCGGCTCATACACGCAGCCCATGACCAACAGGAACAGACCAAACGCAATAGCGCCGATGATGTCTATGTGGGATTGGGTGAGGGGGTTCATTTGTTTTTCTCCGTCAATGTCTCTGCAAGATGCATGTTTTTAAACGCCTCCCAGTCGCTGGGATGAACAACCCAAGGGGGATTCCCGCGCCTGCCCGGACGCTTAGCTCTTCTCGCCTTTAACAGGCCGCTGGCGATCCAGTTGCTAACCGTTTCCCTACTAAAGCCTGTCGATTTAACAATTTCTTTCGAGCTCAAATAAATGACGCTGGGGTCAATTACAGAATCTTGGCCGCGCAGTTCCTTTAAAAGAGCTTCCTTCTCTTGCCCCCGGCGCTTACGCTCAACACGAGACCGTAACTCATCAAGATCTAAGCTCATCTCTCAGCCCCTCAATTAGCCCTTTCAGTCCCTTGGAAGGCCAAAAAATTTTGCAGCCCTGCTTTTACAATTTCGCTAGCGACGTCCTCCACGGACTTGCCGTGGTAACTTGCAATCTCTTCCAGCGTCGCGAAAGTTTCCATCTCAAGCGGTACCTTGATTTCCATTTACTTTAGCCCCCTGCCCCTCTACGGGACTTCTAAACCCTGAAACCGTTTGTATACTTACGTCCCTGTACGCAACCTCAGTGAGGTATTGCTTGATAAGCGTTCGAGCCAACACAGCAGGAGGAATACCGCGGGCGCGTGAGAGATGTTCAAGACGTGTCTTGTCTCCCTCGGTTAAACGCACCTTTATTTCTTCTATGTGCAACTTGTCACGCATTACTTAAATGTCCTTTGTGGTTTTGGAATAAGAAGGGCCGTTATGGGAACGGCCAAACACACCGCCGTGTATGGGCTTGAGGGAGTTGAGGGAGGCGGTATGTGTCATTTAGTGGGACCTCGGGTAGAGGTCCGGACGTAATTCGTAGCGAGTAACAGTTCCACCTGTTGCCCGCTCGATATCCAACACGCGCTTGGCGGGAATTCCACGTTCCTTCCAATGGGTGATGGTCATGCTCGGGTTTTTGCCCGGCAGTTTGAGGGCCTTGGCCAATGCGACCTGGCTGCCCATGTGCTTTATTGCTTTTTCAAGTGCTTCCATAAGCGACACGGTAACCGATTCGGTTACCAGAGTCAACATATTGGTTATTTAATGGGGGCGCTTATGTCTGTAAACTTTTCGGTTATGAAGGTAACCATCGACAGGTTGGAGCAGGTTCTAAAGGAACATAAAGTGGAAAAATCCACCTTTATGGAAGACTTCAATCTAAGTAAGCAGAACTGGCAGCACTGGAAGGAGCGAGGAATCCCTGGGAACAGGCTTATCTCTATCTGTACTTATTTAGGCATATCACTGGACGAGCTCACGGGTGCGCAAGCCAAGAAAGCAGAGAGCAAGAATTTCATCTCCAGCAAGACCGATCGGTTCGATATCTTTCATGAAATTGAAGCTTTGCCCGCTGCCCGGCTAGACGAAATTAGGCTCGCGCTCGAACTGATTAAATTTAGAAAACCAAAAAAATCCGCTGAAATTATTCATGTAGACTTAGCGAAAAAGGAGAAGCAAAAAAAGTAATGGAGGCATTTCTCCATGCTTCGCCCAGCTTCTCCCTAAGCTCATCATCTTCTATTTGCTGGATTAATCGACCGATTTCCACCAGAGCAGCCGCAACGCTTTTCTTTTTCCTCTCAAGCTTTGCGGCCTCAAAGGAAATTATCTTTATATCGTCCATGACTTCCCCTCACGGTTACCTCGTTATAAGAATTTCCTTTCTTATTCTTGGGCTCATTATTTTGTAATTTTTACCACTCCGCATCAGCCATAAGTATGAGGTGTTTGATCTTCGGTCACAAATGGAAGTTCTTGAGGGTAAACCTTGAGGGGCACAAGGTGTTTAAGTGCGGGAGGTGTGGGAAAGCATGTGAGGCTTAAGGTCGCGGCCCAAGGCGGGCCGCGAACCTAGACTGCTAGATCATATGATTAAAGTATCGCTCTATTTTACGGGCGTTTTAGCCTCTATCAGCTTGCCTGAAAATGCTTCGATTGCTTTGTTTGCGATAGCGAGGGGGACGGCGCCTTTCTTGGTTTGCCCAAGTAGGTATGCCGGAAATTTGCTCGAGAGATACGTTCTGACAAGCCAGTTCCTGAACTCCCCAAGAGCCGCGTCTGGGTAAGCGAAAGACGGCTGCGGATTGCTCTTGGCCTGAGGATAATAGAGAGGGTATTCATGATCGTATTTTTCGCGCTCTCCATACCTGCTGGCCAGGTTATTCTCCTTCCA